ATAATGTCAGACCAAGATCAAGATATAGCAAAGGAGTTTGAAGAAGCTTTTAATAATGACGACAATCAACCGACCCCCGAAGAAACTCCAAAAGAGACTCCAGAGACCCCCGAATCCCCAGAAAGTCCTAAAGAAGAAAAAGAAGAAGAGCCAGAAGACAAGCCAGAAGACAAGCCAGATGATGGAGCTGAAGCGCCAACGCCAAAAATCCCTGAACCGGCAGAAACTCCTGAGAAGAAAGAGGAACAAGACGATACAGAAGATCAGCCCAAACCTCTAACAGAAGATAGCGTTAGAAACATTATCAGCGAACTCCGAAATGAAGAGCGCTCATCTAGCAAAGAGATTGAAGAAGCTACCAATGAAGTTATCGAAGCCTATTACCCAGATGGCCTCTCTAACACCTTGATTGATGAAGCTTCTGGCAAAGAGCTTAAAACTCCTTCAGATGTAGTTGAAGTCTCTGGCGGATCTATGTCTATCGAAGAGGCGGCTAAATGGCTACTCAATGAGCAGTATAAGCTAGATAAAGAAGTATCTGATATTAAAGATAAGGCTAAGAAGATTGCCGACACTACTCTAAGGTTCGAGAAGGACAGCCAGACTGTTCTTAAGAAGTATGAACCACTATTTAAGGCATATCCATCGCTTCAAGCTAAGACTTGGAACGCTTTTCAAAAGCAAGTTCAGACTGATAAGAATGAGAAGTTTATCCTATCAGCTCCAGACATCGCAGAGTTCTATGACTTGGTACTCGATCCATACCGTATGGCCTATGAACATGGTCAGCAACAACCGGCTACAGCTCCTACACCAGAGGAGAAACCACCAGAGCCACCAAAACCGACAGCAGAAGATCGTTTAGATATAACAGGTGACGGTGGCTCATCAGAACCACTTGATCCAAACGACTTCGCTGGTAACGTAAGAGCAGAATTAGCTAAAGGAATTTAATAAGGAGTAATAATATGGCAACAGCAACAGATATCACAAAACAGGAAGAGCAGGAAGATAAAAGGCCTGAAGGTATAGGATTCTATAATATTAAATCAGGCGAAACTTTGTACGCGAAGACAGAGCCTCAGATACAAGGATTCATTAACAGTAGCGATCTAGGCATCAATGCAAGTCGTGGTCAGGACTTTAAGTGGAGAATCCATCCTGAGTGGGTTAAAGCTATCCGAGCGTTTCGTGCTAACGAAGCAAAGATGTCACTACTAATGGCGAATAACAGTGGTCAACCACCGAGCGATCCACAGGTCTTGTATACCATTTATGGTGAACAACTACGCCAATACGAGCAGAAACAGGAAGATAATAGCACTCCTTACGAAGAAGAGTACCTAAAGGCTATTAGCAGGAACCCTAGTAAAACGTAACATTAGCTAACTCGCTGGCATATTCCTTGTTAGCATTAGTCGATTCAGGAGAGTATAAAAACTCTCCTTTTTCGTTGAAGTAATAATAGATTGCAGCGTATAGGTAGCGTAGTGCATCGGCAACGTGAGATTCGCTTTTGTGGTCTGGGCCTACATAGTCGCCAGTCACAGGGTTGTATTTACGCTTATATATCCGTATCTTGCGAGAGAACTCCGGCGTAGTTGGCTTATTGATAAGGGTTTGTGGTAAGAACTCTAATACTCTATCAATACCCAGCGTAACACCTTCCTTACGAAGTGCTGAGGCGTTAGTTACACCCATTTTGTGCATATAATCTATACGTCGCACATTATCGTTTGTACTGTGAACTGAAGCATCCCACGGAAGGAAGTGCCATCCGTAGTTATAAGGCTTAGTTCTTAGGAATGGAATCATAGTATTGAGCCCGAAGTTCTGAGTCTCATACATATCAATGATTCGCACCTTCTTATCGTAGTATTGGAAGAATAGGATAACCATAGAGTCACTACGGCCTAAGTCCCAAGCCGTATATACAGGGTGTGAAGGGTTATGAGGGTACTCTCCTATGGTGCCATCTTTGTCTTTTCGGCTCATAATCTGGCCATAGTAGCTCTCTTCAGATGATTGGCCCCAGTCTAGGAGCATTTCTTGACGGAACTTGAAGTCGTTACCATTACGCAAGATGTAGCCCTGTCGTGTCTTCTCAAGCTCTTCAGGGGTCATATAGTGGCTTGCGTCGATATAACAGGTGTACTTGGTGCCAGTTTTATCAGCTTTGAATGCTTCGTGCATACGGCGCATAGTTTCACCGTTGATACCATCAATCTTAGGAGTACCTGTATAGATACGCTTACCCTTGTTACGCTCTGTAATAGGGGCTACGACGTTGACAGCCTCAATCTGTTGGTCGGCAAACTCATCAAACCAGTAGATCTTGCCGTTGGCACCACGGAGGGCTTCTGTATTGGTGGCACCTAATACTCTAAATATAGAGCCGTTAATAAGTGTTTGACGCATATCATCATCAGAGTTGCTCTGACCGGCCAGCAAGCCTCTAGGCATATGGTCTAGGGTCTTAAACCCGTCATCTTCAATGTTAGTCCAGAAGTTGTCAAAGCCCATTTTAGCTGTAGGGTAGACTCCAACAGCAGTCTGGACTTCTTTTACTAGCCGTGGCACTATGCCCTCACTGTAAGTTGTGGTTGTTTTGGCACCACGACGGGCTATGACAAGCAGTAGCTCGTCAATCTTAGGATCGTTCAACGCCCTAACGATGTCTTTTTGATAATCTCTTAAGGGAAATCTATGTGCCGGGATTTGCAGAGGGCTACCCTCTCTTCCTTCTATTAACATATTGCATAGTTTTATTGTACCACTTGTGTTATATATGGTATATTTAAGACAGCAGTAGAAGACACAAATATATTTTTAATTGAAAGGATTGCCTTATGGCTTCTGAATATGGCATTAAGACCACTTCCATCCTAGATGTTCCTCTACAAAAGGAATCTTATGTTGCTAAGTACCTCGACGCAAACGGCGTTGATTTTACTTCAGCACAAACAGTTCGACTATTGAACTACGATATTAGTGGTGGTTCACTAGGTTCTTACGATGAAACAGCAACTTCACAGACTGTCACTCTCGCTGAGACCGCTAAGCAAGACATGACCCTTGCTTACAACAAATATAAATTCCTTCGCATTCAAGACACTCTTGAACAAGATACTCCTGTTGCAGCACTTGCAAGCAAGTTCGCTAAGACTTGGGTATATGAGAAGTTCATCCCTGACTTCGACGCTTACGCTTTGACTAAAATCATCGCAGCTCGACCAAGTGGTAACAAAGTTACTTGGAACAGTTCTACAGGTGACATCAAGCTCAGCTTCTTCAATACTGTGTCTAAAGTTAAGACCAAAGGTGGCAGCCCACGCAATATGATTGCTTGGATTCCTTACGGAACTTCTGACATCTTCAAAGCATTGGTAACAAGCTTTGACGGTTCTGATCTTGGCTACACAGCCGGTAAGAATGGTGCTCTAGGCCCAGTTGATGGCGTAATGGTTGTTGAAACAGACGGCACTTACTTCCCAGCAACTTACATTGATGCAATCGTAGCTGACAAGCGCGCAATCATCCGTGTAACACCTAAGATGGATCCAGCTACAGGTAGTGGCATGAAACTCATTAAGGACGTACCGGGACACGGTGGTTCTGAGCTTCAACTACGCGCCCGTGGCGATGTCTTTGTATTCGGCCTTAAAGCCAATGCAATCGCGTCACTAGAACGTACTAACTCTTAAATCGGAGTTTGAGGTTTAGGGGGTATTTCTGATACCCCCTATGCTAAAATATACTTATGCCTTCAATAGATAGAATCAAAGCAAGCGACGGTACTGGCCCAGCCAGCATTGCCACTGTACAGAACACACGCGCCGCCTTATCATCGACAATAGTGGTCGACACTGTTGATAATATCAACACCACTTTTTACGGCACTATGGGTACACCTCATACCTTCGTAGATCCTATCACTTCTGAGACTATTACAGTTATATCTGAAGCTACAGCGGTAGACTTCTCCGGTCACGTTGATGGCTCTAATCTTGAGATTGATGCCATAGATGCTGGATTTACCGATAACGGTAGTGACGTTGGTGACATAATTATAATCAAGCCTACTACTGAACACATGAACAACGTAGCTGAGGTTTTAGAGGTTGCACATAACGATAACGGAACTATCAAAAACGATGCTATCACTACAGAGAATCAATTTACCGATAATATAAACCCTATTCTTAGAGCTTCAAATATGTTTTATGATTTTGTTGCTTCAGGAGGCGTTTGGACTGGTGATGCCTATGGATCAACTAGAGCAGCCTCCATGACAGCATTAGTGGCTTATATAAATGGCCAAAGGGGTACAGTATCGGCTGTAACAGCACGAACATTTACAGCTTCTAAAGACACTTACATTGATGTGTTGAATACCGCTGGAGTATTTTCACTTGTATATACAGAAGTAACCAACAACGCTGCTTCACCTGCTTTAGCGGCTAACTCAATCCGACTCGGAATCATCGTAACGGGCGCTTCTCACATTGCAAATGTCGGGTCTGTGAACCAGGGTCAGGAAGATAAAATATTACCGATTGCTTCCTCTATTGCTTATGCAGTAACGGACTCTTTAGGTAATCTCATCTGCCCTCGCGACCCAAATCGAAAACTACTCGGCTACCGTTTTATAACAGGCAACCAAGGTGGATTTGGTACGACTCCAGCACAAGTAACTGGTCTTTCAGCTCCTGTCAAAGTTCCCACTGGTCGTAAAGTAAAGGTCGTAGTTGAACATCCTAGATTAGTGCCATCAGCCGCTTTTGGTGAAATGAGGGCGCAGATTTGGGAAGGTACAGTCGGTTCAGGCACGCAGCTTCAGCAAGTGAACATACAATCTATTGGTGCAGGCACAGTATCTAGTGAGGCGCATCTTGAAGCATTGAGGACACCGAGTACTAGTTCAATAACGTATAATGCCAGTTTATCTAACGACGGTAATGGTGGTTCTACGACAAATGTTCAACCCCCAGCAGGCAGCGCAGCATTTATTAGAGTGGAGCTAGAGTAATGGAACTCCTATGACGCCTACCTATAAGGACTATATATGCCAGCAAAAACTACCCGAACCCCAAGAGAAGATACACTATGATATTCGCAGAAAACGCCCTACTTTAAGGAAACAACTATGAATATCAACGAAAAGAATACAGTAGGCGAAATACAGGTAACACAGGCGACCATGAAAGAGCATCAAAGAAGCATGCAAGACGACATCGACGAGCTTAAAAGACTATCAAGAGATACGAACATCCAAATCAATCTATTACATCAGAAGTTCGATGAACTAAGTGGTGCAAGGCGTACTCTAATCTGGCTCACAGGAATAGC